AACGGCGGAATTGCAGCGAAAAGAGGCGAACAATGGCAATTCAGGGAACCTTTGAGGGATTCTCGGAAATCGGCAATCGTCAGGGCTTCATGGAGACGCGCACACGCGCCAACCTCAAGACGTTCTTCGATGGAAAGACCGTCACCGAGGCCGCTGACACCTACGCGGCGCTGATGACCGCGATAGCGCACAACATCGATAGCTATCTGACGTTGGGCAAGAACATTTCGACGCTGGCAGACAGCTATAACAACGCTTTCGACCATTTGCGCGAACTGTACCCCGAGGCCCCCGAGCTTGACGAGAATCTGGCCGCGCTGCTGACCGAGGCGAAGGCGTGACCGTGCCAATGCGCGGCGGCACCGCGCGGAACTTGGAACGCCGGACTGACGGCGCTATAGTGGCCCGCTTTGCCGAACTGCTGGGCACGCCCTTGCTGCCGTGGCAACGGCTCGTGGCCGACGTGGCCGGCGAAATCGACCCCGACACCGGAACATACTTCTACGACACGGTGATTCTCAGCACGCCGCGCCAGTGCGGCAAGTCAACGCTGGTGGACGCTTGGGACACGCGGAACACGCAGTGGGGACCGAACCGGTATGTCTACTATCTCGCCCAGACCGGCAAGGACGCTGGCGACCACTTCAAGAAATTCCTGAAGACTTTGCAAGCCTCACCGCTCGCCCCCATCACCGGTAGGCCGTACATGGGACGCGGCAGCGAGGCCCAGCCGTTCCGTAACGGTTCCATCATCATGCCTAAATCGGTGACGAAGGTATCAGGCCACGGCGTACAGGGCGACAAAGTGACCTTGGACGAGGCGTTTAGCCTAAGCGAGGAAACCGGCAACATGATTCTTGACGGCTTCGTGCCGACCATGGCGACACGATTGCAAGCCACCGGCGTGCAGCCACAGCTGTGGATAACCTCGACCGAGGGCACGGCGGACAGCACGTTTTTCAACCGGAAACTTGACGAATGCCGAGCGGGCGACCAATCGCGGCGTACCTGTTGGTTTGACTTCGGGTTGCCGCCCGACGCTGACCCCGAGAACCTTGACATGATTATGCGCTACCACCCCGCCGCCGGTCTGCTCTGGCGACGTGACCAACTGCCGGACTTCCGCGAACAATGGCGGAACAATCCGAGCGGCTGGGCGCGCGCATTCGGCAACCAGCGAGACGAAGGCGTGACCGACAGGGTGATTGACGCCGACCTTTGGGCCACAACCACGGCTCCGCCTATCAGCCCGAGCGAACTGGGCGCGCGACCGGTGGTGTTCGGTGTCGCCGTGGACGTGGACGCGACCCACACCAGCATTTCGGCGGGCATCGTGAACGATGACGGCAGCGTGACCACGCAACTGCTCAAAATCATGGACGGCACCGGCCACGCGCCCGCGGAAATCAAACGGTTGTGCGACACATACGCCGCGCCGTTGGTGATTGACACACGCGGCACCAGCGCCGACCTTGCCGACCGGTTGAGGCACATGGGCGACGAAGAAACCGTGCGATTCTGCGATTTGACCGCCACCGACTATCTCACGGTGGGCCAGTCCTATGTGAGCGGTTTGAGCAACGGCACCGTGCTTCACGCCGCCGACACGGACTTGGACGCAAGCGCGGCCAACAGCGCGCGCACATGGGCCGGTGACGCTTGGCGCGTGACCCGACGCGGCTCGACCGGTCTCACCAGCCCGCTCGAATCGTGCATGTTGGCCGCGTGGGGAGCCGCGCACATGCCAGAGGAAGACGGCCCATTGCAAATCTACTGACAACAACCACCTAGTTGCTGTTGGCGGTACTTGGCGGTACTTGGCGGCAGTTGGCGGCAGTTGGCGGCACGCTGCTAGACCCGTGGCGCGCCACTCTCGCATACTGGGCGGCATGAATGGACGTTTGAGCTTGTGGCAGCGTTTGAAGCTGGCCGGTGGCGTGATGAAGCGCGGCAACGAGGCGTTGGCCGACGTGCCCGCTGGCATCATGCCGCCAAGCCGTGCGACCGCCCATGACCCGTTGGCGCTCAGCACCGTGTTTCGCGGCATTCAGGTTTTGCAGACAGCTATAACCGGCTTGCCGATTTACGAGACGCGCGCCGGTCTCAAACTGGACTCTATCAGCAGTCTCGTGGCCCAGCCGGACGTGAACCGTTCCCGTCGTGACTTTCTGGCGGACATGGTGGCAAGCATGGCGTTGGACGGCAACGCCTTCGTGCGGTTGGTGCGTTTCGGCGGTGAAATCGTGTCGTGTGAGGTGCTGCCGCCGTCTCTGGTTGTCGTTTCCGACGATGGAAGCGACCCCGCCGCCCCGAAACTGCGATACAGCTACTTGGGCAAGGATTACGGCCCCACGGATATCGTCCATTGCAAGTTTTTGAACGTGCCGGGCCGTTTGCGTGGCCTTGGCCCAATCAGCGCCGCCCGCGAAGAGGTTGAGGGCGCGAAAATGGCCCGCGACTACAAGGCACGCTTCTACACGGACAGCTCGAACCTGAAGGGCTACTTGAAGACCGAGCAGAAGGTGACACCCGAGTACGCGAAACAGGCCAAGAACGATTGGAAGGCACAGGGCACCGCCGCCGACGTGAAGGTGCTGGGCAACAATCTCACCTATGTCCCGTTGGACATGAAGCCCGCCGACTTGCAGTTTTTGGAGACGCAGAAGTTCGACACCACGCAGATTGCCCGCTTGCTCGGCATTCCGGCAAGCATCATGCTTGCCGCCGTCGACGGCTCGAACCTCACCTACAGCAACATCGAGCAAAGCTGGATTGAGTTTTCGGACTACACGCTTTCGGCCTACACCGGCGAAATCGAGGAGCTTTTCAACGTCCTGTTGCCGCGTGGCCGCGAAGCCCGCTTCGATTGGGACAGCAGCCGCCGCGCCGACATGAGCGACCGTTTCAACGCCTACAAGACCGCCCTTGATTCCAAGTGGATAACCGTTAACGAGGTGCGCGCTCGTGAATCATATCCCCCGTTGGTTCCGGCACCGGAACCCCAGCAGATTGGAGACGAACAGTGAACAGAATCGATATCGGCTTGCGTGGCGTGTGCCTTCGCAGCAGCGATGAAGGCGACGGGCGCACGCTTGAGGGCATCGCCGTGCCGTTCGGCCAGATTATCGACACATGGGACGGCCAAGAGACGTTCGACCCTGATTGCGTGTTCGATGACGTGGACAGCGCCAAGCTCGGCTATGAGCATGGCGAGACCATCGGACGAATCACCAACGCCGAACCCCGCGAAGACGGCTTGCATATCACGGCCCGAATCTCGGACACGCAGCGAGGCCGCGACGCTGTAGCACTGTTGCGTGACGGCGCGCTGGACTCGTTGAGCGTCGGTTTTATCCCAATCGAGTCGGAGACCGACAAACAGGGCATCACGCACCGCAAGCGCGTGCGCCTGTTGGAAACGTCGGTGGTGTCATGGCCCGCGTACGAGGCCGCGAAAATCACCGGGCAGCGCAACGCGCAGCAGACCACCAACAACAACCAATCAACCGAAAGCGAGGCACCGAAGGTGGACAAGGAACTACAGAATATGCTTGACGGCATCAAGGACGAACAGCGCAGCATGAAAGCCGCCATCGCCAAGGGCAGCACCCCCGAACACAAGACCTTGGGCGGTGAATACCGTACCGCCGGAGACTATCTACAGGCGCTCTCTCGCGGAGACGAAGCAGCCGTGACGCTCATGCACGAATGCCGCGACCTTATCGCCACCGGCGACACCGGCAACACGAGCGCTTGGATTGCGGACGATTTGCGGCTTATCGAAATGCGCCGCAAGGTAACGAACATTCTCACGCACGACACACTGCCGGACAAGGGCATGACCATGGAATACAACGTGGTCAGCACCGACACCACCGGCGCGACGAAACAGGCGGAGGAAGGCGACGCGCTCAAGTTCGGCAAGGTCACGTTCGGCACCAAGAGCGTGTCAATCGACACCTACGGCGGCTACACCACCATGAGCCGTCAGGTAATCGAGCGTTCCACCACCCCAATGCTCAACACGGCATTGGCTGCATTGCGCAACGCCTACGCGAAGGCGACCGAAACCGCCGTGCGCAACTACCTGTATACGACCATCGCCGGTCAGCGTGACGCGACGAGTAACCCCAACAAGCTCGACGCGCCCGCCACGCTTGCTAACATGACCATCAACAACTGGGCAACTCTCATCATGAACGCCGCCGAACTGGCTGACGACCGTAACGTGAACCTCACCCGTCTTGGTGTCAGCAAGGACGTTATGGCCTCGCTCATCGCCATGAAGGACAGCGGTTCCCGCTTCTTCGACCTCTCGGGCGACGGTTCCGACACCATCGGTGACTTCGACCTGACCGGCATCGCCGGTAAGTTCCTTCGTCTGCCGGTGCAGATGCTCCCCAAGGCCCCGGCTGGCACGGCGTGCTTCATCGACCCCGAATCGGTGACGGTGTGGGAAAGCGGTGGCCCCACGCAGCTCAGCGACGGCGACCCGACCAAGCTCACCGAAAACTATTCGGTGTACGGCTATATGGCGGTTGCCGCCACGAACGTTGACGGCCTTATCCCGGTCAAGTTCAAGGCCGCCTGAGCGTGAGTAACTGATTATGGTAGACGATACCGCGAAACTCGTAAGCCTCTTGCGCGCCGAAGTCAACGTGCCAGCCGGTGACAATGACCGGCTGGTGGACAAGGTGACGGCGGCAATCGAGTACGTTGACAGCGCTATAGGCGGCGCGAACGTTTCCGCCGCCGTTCGCGCCGACTGCATCGTGAGTTGCGCCGCCGACCTGTACAACAGCCGTGACGCGCGCTTGGGTGTCATGGACGTTGGCGACGGCTCGCTTGAACCCTACAGGGTGTCAAGCGACCCGTTGCGCAGCGTGTGGCCCAAGCTCAACGCGGCTGGCGTACCCACGGGCGGGCTGGTGATTGCATGAGCCGGATTATCAGCGAACGTGAGGCGCTTATGGACATGCTCACCGACATGATTGGCGACCTCGTGGCCGTTGTAACCATCGACGCTCAGGAAGCCCGCCCGCTGCCGGGCAAAGTCGCGGTGCTTATCGACCCGCCGAACATCACCTACGAAGGCTGGCAGTTCGTCAACACCGAGTGGACGGTGAACCTTATCGCGGGCACCACGGCCACGCAGATTGAAAGCCTAGACCTGATTATCCCCGTCTTGGAGCGCTTGCATGAGCGCCACCTGAACATGAAGGCCGCTAAACCCGTCACCTACAGTCTCGCGGGTGTCGGCAACCTAGCGGCCTACGAAATCACCCTGAACCCACTCGAAATCAACTGAAAGGAACACAATCATGGCAAAGACACGCACGCTTGGCCCCGGCAGTCTGAAAATCGGCGCGTCGGGCAGCGAACAGGACTTCAGCGCGGACGTTATCAACACCGCGTTGGAACCCTCGACCGATACCGAGGACAACGACAATTTTCTGGACGGCCACACCGAGGGCGGTTCGCAGACCGAGACTTGGGCGCTGACCGGTTCAATCAAAGAGGACTTCTCCATGAACGGCCTACAGGTCTGGTGCCTGAAGAACAGCGGTAAGACGCTGCCGTTCGAGTGGGTGCCGAACCTTGAGGGCAGCGTGAAGCTCACCGGCAACGTGGTAATCGCGTCCATCCAGTTCGGCGGCGACGTGAAGACGAAGAACAGCAATGATTTTTCGTTCGTCGCCATCGACGTTAAAGCCGTAGACTACACGCCTTCGTCCCACTCCTAATCATGGCGGACATAGCCTCTGGCGGCAACAGCCAGTTGCAGCTCAAGGGCGCGGCACAGCTCGCCAAGGGCCTGAGACAGGCCGGTGCCGACCTGAAGGACTTGCGCGACATCAACGAACAGGCCGCGCAAATCGTGGCACCAGCCGCCAAGGCACTGGCCCCGCAACGCTCGGGCCGTCTCGCGAAATCGATACGCGCGGGTGCCACACAGAAGGCCGGTGTGGTGCGCGCCGGCAACAACGGCAAGGTGAAGTACGCGGGCGTAATCAATTACGGCTGGCCCAAGCACAACATCAAAGCAACCATGTTCGCCAACAAGGCGGCTAAGAACACCGAACCACAGTGGACGCAACTCTACGCGGACGCGGTGCAGAAAATCATCAACCGAATCACGACAGGAGATTAACGAAATGAACAACGAGACCAAGACCCCGAACACCCGTATCACCTACTTGGACGGCCACGCCGACGAGGTTTGCGTGACCATGTGGCAGCGCTGCCAAGCGGAAACCCACGCGAAGGCGAAGGGCTGGGGCAGCGCGTTGGACGCGGTGGTGAAGCTCAACGCCTACGCCGCCTACGTGCGCTGCCGCCAAATCGGCGCTACCTCTGTTCCGTTCGAGCAGTGGGCCGACACCGTGGTTTCCGTCGTGGACATGAACAACGACCCGACCGACACCGAGGAACAGGCCGAAACCATGAACGGCCCCGTGCCGGTCTCTTCCGGCGACATGGCGGACGCGCCGGGTTTTTCGACCGGTGCGACCGGTGGGACAGCGGCGGCTTCGGTGAACTGAGCTGTGTACTGGCGGCGCGTTTCGGCGGCACGCCGTGGGCATGGCGGCGTGAATCACAGCCGCAAGAGGCCGACTGGGGCACCTGTGTAAGCCTCTTGCGGCAAGAGGCCGAGGAAACCGAAGACATTCGACGCAGAACGAGGTGAGGTGAGGTGAGACATGAAATCAGCCGTGTTGGCCATCCGAATCATCGGTGACGCGACAAGCGCCGTGGCCGCCATGGACAAGGCCAAGGCCGCGTCTATGACCTTCAAGGAAGGATTGAACAAGGCTTCGGTTGCGGCGGGTGCCTCGCTCGCCGCCATCGGCGCGGGCGCGAAGGTGTGCGTTGACGCTGCCGCCGACCTTCAGCAGTCGGTGGGCGGCGTCGAAACCGTGTTCGAATCCAGCGCCGGAAAGATGAAGCAGTGGAGCGACAACGCGGCACAGGCCGTGGGCCTCAGCAAGAACGAGTACAACGAGTTCGCCACGCTGGTTGGCTCCCAGCTTCAGAACTTCGGCATGAGCGTGGACGAATCGGCCGACAAGACCAACGAGCTTATCACCCTTGGAGCCGACTTGTCTTCCATGTTCGGCGGCACCACCGCCGACGCTGTGGACGCGCTCAGCGCCGCGCTCAAGGGCGAAATGGACCCAATCGAGAAATACGGCATCTCTCTTAACGATGCTACGTTGAAGGCCCAAGCGGCTTCGATGGGCTTGGGTGACCTGTACAAGTCGGGCGACCGTAACGCCAAGATGCAAGCCACGCTGGCCGCAATCACCGCGCAGAGCGGCAAGGCCACGGGCAACTTCGCGCGTGAGTCCGACACCCTACAGGGCCAGCAGCAGCGCATGGCGGCGGCGTTCGAGAACACCAAGGCCACTCTTGGCGAGGCATTGTTGCCGATTCTCACACAGGTGGCGGCGAAACTTGCCGAGTTCGCCACTTGGGTGCAGCAGAACACCTCGTGGCTGGTGCCGCTTATCGGTGTCATAGCGGCGGTTGCGGCGGTTATCATCACGTTGAACGCGGCCATGACCGCGTACAGCGCCGTGGCTACCATCGTGGCAATCGCGCAAGGCTCGGTGAATCTCGCTTTTCTGCCGGTCATTGCCGTGATTCTGGCGGTTGTCGCGGTAATCGCGCTGCTGGTGATGAACTGGGACAACGTGAAGGCCGCTGGAGCGGCGGCGGCGCAGTGGATAGCGGACAAGTGGAACGCCTTCATGGGGTGGCTTGCCGGTATCGGTGCCAGCCTGAAGCAGTGGGGCATCGACACTTGGAACGCGATAGGTCAGGCGTTCCAGCCGGTGGCCGACTTTCTGGGCGGCTATTTCAAGCTGCTGCTGAGCATGTTCACGTTGAATTTCGACGGCATGAAACAGGCCGGTCAGCAGATGTTCAACGCACTGCCCGGCCCCGCCCAAGACGCCATCAACCGTATTATCGGCTTCTTCACCGGATTGAAAGACAAGGTGCTGGGCGTGTTCGACAGCATCGTTGGGGCAATCAAGGGCGCGTTCAAGTGGGTTTCGGACTTGTGGGGCAAGATTACCGGTGCCAAGAGTGAGGCAAGCGGTTTGAGCGCCCAAAGCTACAGCACGCAAGCCGCCGCCTACGCGCTGCCGGTACGCCAGTACGCCATGAGCCGCGCAATCACGCCATCGGCGCCGACCACGTACACAGCGCCTACCGTCAATCTCGCCCGCGCCATTGTTGCCCCCGCCAACCGTGCCGACACCACGCGCCCCGCGACGGTGAACGTGAATATCAGCGTGGACGCTCACGGCAACCTTGACAACGACAAGGTGGCCGGTGAAATCGTCAACAGTCTCGACCGTTGGGCGCGCGTGCGCGGCAAGGAGCTGGCGTTATGAGCAGCGCGAACCCTTTGCCCGAAACATGCCATGTGTATCTTGACCTATCGCCCTTGCCTTTGCAATCGGACGACCGCGCCGACCTCGTGGCGTTAAGCCCCTTCACTATCACTTGGGGCGTGTCGAACCCGTGGGACGATATCACGCCGAACGTGCTGAAAATCACGCTTATCGACCAAGCAGACCGTTTCAGTAAGTCGGGCGACTTGCTCATGGGCCACAGGCTCACCATCTCACCCGACTGGGGGAACACAGCCACACCGGTGAACTTCTGCCTGTTCGACGGCTACGTTACCGACGTGCAGATTCTCGACCATGACGGCGGACGAAACCGGTTGAGCGTGACAGCATCGGACAGAATCTATATCTTGAAGACCGATTGCCGACAAGGGCCGAACACGAACACCACCGCGAACATGGCGCGCGGCTGGCAATGGTGGATGCAAGGGCAGACATCAGAAACGGTGCGGAAGTGGCTGTACTACGACGGCGTGCAAAACTACTGGTGGCCGTGGAGTATTTTCCCCACGCCATTCAGCGCGGAACAACGCAAGAGCTTCATCGACTGGGCGCAAAGCTGCCGGACACGACAGGTCAACAGCAAATACCAGTTCGAGATTGACCGCACAGCCTACATCTCGTATCAAGGCGCCGACCCGAAGAAAATACCGTCTTTCGAGGCGCTGTATCTTCGATGGACGATTGACACCGTGCTGACCGGCCCGCGTATCCGCACAGGCGACGACAACACAGACATAGGCGTTGACAGTCGTTATGCGGACGCTGGAGACGTGATTATCGACCCCGAACCGTCGTTGAGCGCAGCAGACGAATACTACACGCAGCTTGAGTTCAAATATTCGCACCGAGGCAACGGCAGCGGCTACAAGACGGTCGAGTTCAATCAGGACGGCAGCCGTTCCGTTCAGGTCGAACAGTCGGCGCGTGAGGGTGACACATGCCTGAGCATCGAGGCCAATTGGACTCAGTACGACAATCAGGCGGACAGCGACCCCGGAAAAATCGACTTCACGCTTGCCATGAACACCATCAGGGAAAGCAACCGGCGTTTGCGGCTCCCCGAAGTCACGTTCAGGGGCGACAGGCTCAACCAGCTTTTCATGTACTGCCGCCCAACGGTCATGGTGTTCATCGGCTCGAAATTCGAGCGTTCGGCACCGGCCACATACGGGCCGTGGGCGAAAATCGGCGGCACGCTCACATACGACGTGACCAACCGCAAAAGCCACTGGACGCATAAGGCGCGGCTTTTCCCCGCCGTCAACACCAAGACGGGCACGCCGACATGCGCCCAGATGAAGGCCATGACCAGCACGGCCACATTCGCTGACTGCAATTGGAAACTTGGCGCTTTGCGCTACGTATCGAAAATAGGTGAGGAACCATGACAGTAGGAACCACGGAAAAATACCGTTTCCCGTACCCCGAGGACAACGAGCCGATAAGGAATCTCCCCGATATTCTTCAGCAACAGGCCGAAGGCATCGAGGGCGTGCTAGCCAAGTTCGACTATGGCGGCGGCGACCAAAACGGCCTCACCGCCCGCGTCGCATCGCTTGAAACCCTGTTGGCCAACATCAAGGCCAACTACGTGGTTTTATTCGACAACGACGCCAACGTGTTCCAAGGCGCAATTACCTTGAGTGAATCGGCCGCGAATTTTGAGAAACTGACCATCTGTTTCAAGTCCAACGACGGCGTCTACGGCTCGATGGACGTGTCCCGCCCGAACGGCAAGGTGGTGGCGCTCACCACGTCGTTTTACGTCGCGCCCGCCGACTTCTACGTGAAAAACCGCTGCTACAAGATTGACAACAAGAACATCAACACATGGAAGAGAAACACAAATAGCGACTATCAGACGGGCGAGGTGAACGCGGCGAACAGCAACGCGGCCCACACGGGCGACTTCATCACAATCACTCAGGTGTTCGGCACCCGCAAAATGAGCCTCGTATGAGCGACGACGTGATTATCGCGCTAGTCGGCCTCATCAGCGCCATCGGCGGCGCTCTTGCGACGAACCTGTACGCCGCCGCCAAAAACAGACTTGAGGCATACCAGTTGGCGCAAGAGATGCAAGCCGACAACCAACGCCTGTGGCAGTGGAACCGCGCGCTGGTTGACCACATCTATAGGGGCCTTGGCCCGCCACCGCCCAGCCCGCCCGAAGATTTGTTCAGACACGACGATTGAAAGGAAAACATGGATGGCATCAAGTGGATAGGAAGCCCGAACCACTACAACGGCCGGTTGGGCTACAAGGTGACGCGCATCACCTTGCACATCATGGCCGGATACCTGACCGGCACGGACAACGTGTTTCAGAACCCGAACCGACAGGCATCAAGCACGTACGGTATCGGCCCCAACGGCGAAATGCACCAGTACGTAGCCGAATCCGACGCGCCGTGGACCGACAGCAACCATGTCAGCAACTGTCAGACCATCAGTATCGAGCATCAGGGCGGAATGGACTTCATACCCTGTACTCAGGCTTGCCATGACGCTTCGGCGCGACTGTGCGCGGACATCGCCCGCCGATACGGCTGGCCGAAACTCATTCACGGTGTGAACGTGTTTCTACACCGTGAGATACCCGGCTCAGACCACACCACATGCCCCGACCTCGCGCCGAACGGGCTGAACTACATCTACGTAATCAACAAGGCAAACGAAATACTGGAAGGAAACGACATGACCAGCGCCGGAGACGTTTGGAACTACGGACTTGGCGAGAACGCCACAAGCGGCAAGAACAACCTACCCGCATGGGTGAGGCTCAGTTGGGTACATCACGACACCGCCGCGCTCTACCGAATCCTCACCCGCACGGACGATGGCGGCACCAAGGACGGCAGCAGAGGCGACATCTACACGCGCGTGTGCTACATCGACAAGCGCGTGCGTGAGATGACCGCGACAATCACCGCTCAGGCGGCGGCGATTGAAGCGCTCTCCAAGGCGCTCGGCAGCAACCCCGCCGATATCGCCAAAACCGTTGAAACCGCCGTGAAAGCGAAACTGGACGCGCTCGAAATCAACGTGACCGCGACCAGCAAGACCGAGAAGGAAGGCTAAACCATGGATAACGAGGAACAGGTGGAAGGCGGCGACCCGCGCACGCCCGGTATCAGCGCGGCCACAATCGCCCGCTTCATTGTGCTTCTCTTGGGACTTGTCAACGCGGCGCTTGTCATGTTCGGCGTGGACACCATACCGATTGCGGACGAAACCGTGAACCAGCTAGTCGCGCTGCTCTTCAACGTGGGAGCCGCGCTCTGGGCATGGTGGAAAGACAACCCAATCACCCCGAAATCACGCGCCAAGCATGCGCAATGATGCAACAGCCCCCACACAATGTGGGGGGCTGTTGCATATCAGGCCAGACACGCGGCAGCGGCCTTCGCCTTCTCTTCGGTGCCGTTCAGCTCGGTACCGTTGATTTGCGTGGGCCAGTGCGTGAATTGCTTGGCGAAACCGTCAACCGACATGACCGGCGCGGCGCTGGCGGCATCAAGACCGGACACCAGCCATATACCGGTCTCGGTATCACCGTTGAAACCATCGGCGGTGAACTTCATGGCAAGCCAATAGGTGCCTTCGGTGTCGCCCTTCACGGCCTTGCCGGTCTCGGGCTTTAAACCGCTGCTGTCGCTGCCTGAAGCCACGACATTCAGCACGTCTTGCGGCACGTCCAGACAATCGGACTTATCGACGGCTGTATTGCCGCCGCAAGCGGCCAACGACAACACGGTGGTAACGGTGACGGCTGCTGCGATAATCTTTTTCATGGTTAATCCTTCTTTGGGTTGTCAGAATCTTATCAGGCTTGCAGAGTGACGGCGGACATGCCGGCGCGTAACCGGCTGTCAGGCATCGCAACGTAGATTTGTGTTGTCTCGACCGAGGAATGGCCCAGCAGTTTGCTCACCAAGTACAGGTCATGTGTTGACTCATAGGTTCTGGTGGCGTACCGGTGCCGTAGCGAGTGGGCCGACCAGCCATCAGGCAGCAGCCGTGTAATGTGCTTGCCCACGTAAGACGCTTCGACGTGTCCCGACCATCTGCCGGGGAACAGGTAGCCGCCGCACGCTTGTATCTCAGCGGCCAAATCGTCAGGGCACGGCACTATGCGCTGCTTGTCGCCCTTGCCCCGCACGATAAGCGACTTGCCTAGCAAATCGTCCATCACATCATCACTGTTCACGGCGGCAATCTCGGAACGACGTAGGCCGCATTCGGCGGCGAGCCGTATCATGCGCCGTTCATCTTCGGTGGCCTTCCCCAACGCCATGAGAATATATTTGTCAGGGCAAGGGTGGGGGTGCGCCTGTGGCTTCTTCACCTTCGGCACCTTCGCCGTGGGATTGTCACCACGCCGACCCGTCTCATAGAACCAGCGGTAGAACCCGGCTATCGTGTTGCGATAGCCCTTGCGCGTCTCGGGTTTCCAATCATGCGCCGCGAAAACCCGCGTTATCTGCTCACCGGTTGTCTCCATCGGGCTTGGCAGCTCACGGCACAACCGCGCTATCTTGTACCGGCGCGACCTCACCGTGTCGTCGCTGAAACCAGCGGCCTTCAACGTCTCCAACCAGCAATCAACATCTTGCGCCCACGCAACGGGCATAACCATTTTCTTCGCCATGGCCGCACGCTACCACCATGCGCAGCTAGTCAACCAGCGCCCAGTAATCGGGATATATCCAAGGTGGTTTAGCCCCAGAGGTCCATGGTTCAAATCCATGCCCCGCTACGAACGTGGTTATATGGCCGCTGATTTCGGTACCGAAATCAGCGGCCTTTCCGTTTACCGTGGCGATATGGATGAAAGGCGATCAGGCAGCTACGGTGCCCAGGGAAGTCGGCGATCATAAACGTCTCGTCATTTTCATCGCGGATCTTCAGTTGTCTAATCCACGGGAGGCGACAGGCGTGAAGTTTCTCAACGAAGCGGAAGCCGGGCACAAGTCGTATGTTACGATCGACTTCGTGCCCAGCTCCCGTTCTTCTGCTCAGAAGCGGAGTGTGGTTCACCATCCAGCCGACATCATCGGCATCATGCCGCAGCGGGTCAACGTATCGGCCAGCGCATCGTCCAGTGCTTGAATCGGTCATAGCGACGACGCCACCGAACGACGATGGACAGTATGGCGCCTATCGCCAGAGCTGACACGGCCAGAACCGAGGCAAGCGACACATCGCCACCCGTGACGGGCAGTGACGGGCGAGGGTTGGGCGTGGTTGCCTCCGCCGGCGCCGGCGGCGTCTCGGGTTTCTCCGGTTCGCACGGTTTCTCCGACTCGCATGGGGGCAACACCCGCACACGCTCCCAGGCATCGTCATACCGGCTGGACGCCGGGGAAACACGGTCATCCCCCTCGAACCGCCAGACGAACACGTACCACCCAGGCCGTTCGGCGGTCAGATACATAGGAGCGCCATGCGCGTCCAACGCCCCGGCGCCGATTTTGAACGTGCCGTTCATCGCGGGAATCTCCCAGGTGGCCAGCAACCGGTGGTTGTCGTCTTCCGTGGGAACCTCTCCCCCGGATGGCTTGTACGCCTCATCGTTGGAGGGGTTGTCGGGATCGCCGGACCACCATACGCTCACCGTCGCATACGGCCGATCCGCCGCGAACTCATACTCTTCGTTGCCGGCATACTGGCCATGATCCGCAGGGAATCCCGATACGGTAATGGTGTCGCTGAGCTCGGCACCGATATCCGCCGAATGCTCAGTGACCGTCGACATGACTTCTAGCTTCCTGCGACTTGTATTGCTTTCCGTAGCCTCCATAAACGGACTTATCCAGTCGCCTATAAGGTATTCCTGCGCCTGTTTGCTCTGCTCGGACCGCCGAAACACCCATACCCATGTGCCAAAACCGCTATTCTGCTTGGTCCGGTAAGCGGCACCGTCATCCGGCTTGGTCATGGCCTGCACACGTGCCTGCTGCCCCACCCCGGTGAAAGAGGCCTTGCCATAGGCCACCGGCTCATAACCCAAAGTCGCCAATCGCGCAAGAAAAGCATCGGCGCTCTCTTGTGCATTCGGCGTAATGACATTGCCCACATCGCCCGTATCAAGACCATCGAAATAGTATCCGCGGGCCTGCAATTCCAAATCGGGCACCCAATAACTGTCCGCATCCGCCACGCCACTGGTCACGTCATCGAACACCGGAGAAGCCACATCAAGCACCTTCTCGGAGACCTTGGTGGATACCGCCGGAACAAAATCCTTACGCACCCGAAATGTCGTCGACGCGCCGCCAGTGGAAGCCATCGAGTCAAAGGCCAGCATGTCCTGAGTGCTGTCCATGACGTGCATCCGCCCATACTCGTATGTGGTGTTCGCCGTCACCTCGCCGGCGCCGGTCGCCTCCCACGCGATCGAGGACCCGGCGCTCGTCGACACCCCCGAGAACGTGTTGCCGCCTTGGACGAACCGCGCCGCCCCCTGCAAGGTGACGGTGAACGGCACTCCCGCGATCGCGTCACCGGCGCGGTTCACCACTTTCACCGAGATGGAACCGCTGCGCAAAGCCTCGGCATCGGTGCGTTCCACCGTCGTGCCCGCAGGCGTCTTGCCGGCCGATTGATCCCATATCCGGGCCGCCTTCGCCACGATCTCGGGGTACCGGCCTTGAATGACCGCCATCTGTCTCGCCCACTCGTCCCGATCGCGCCCGAAGTGATCCTGCACGATGATGCCGATCGCCGCATGGGTGGCGGCATCCGTGTCGCGGTACCGGTCAAGGATCCATGCCATACGCCGGGCGTTCTCATCGGAGGCAAGCACCGTGGTGGGGCCTATCACATAGTCGCTCAGTTTCCCCGCTTCGATGCAGTAGTACTTGTTGCCCGAAGCGTCCAGCCCCGCGACACCGACGTAATATTCCATATCGTTGTATGGAAACGCCACGTGATATCTTTCGTCGGCGGGCGTCAACGTCGCGGCATACGCCGTATTCGCCGAGCCGAACACCACTCCCACCATTATTATCAGACCGGTCAGCATCGCTACGATGGCCATGCCCCGTTGCCGCCATGTCGTTATCATCATTCGTCCTTTCCTGGTACGTTTCCCCGCATACTGCACTGTGTGCGGGTAGGCCACGATCAT